GAAGTTCTCCCAGACCCACGCCCCTACTTGGGGCCACATCTTCTCCGGGACGTAACATGTCATGCTAGGCTTGTGCTCACACCAGTAGAGAGCAAACTTTTTCCACATAGCCAACTGCTCAATAGGGCCTATTTCCTTCCTGGTCAAACCCTCTGACTTCATAGGGAAAGAAAATACCCAGGCTTCTGGGTTCGCCTTGTCCTCTTCATAAGGAACCCCCGCTTCAATCATCACATTAGCTAATGGGTCCTTCTTATCGTTTCGGACCCTCCGAATATAATAACGGTTGTAGGCGGGATGGATGCCCGAACTACAGGACGCGAGCTGACTCACCGTCCCAGACGGCTTCACACAAGTAACCGCAGTAGCCTGGTTTATGCCTAGCCGTTTAGCCCACTTCTTGTTTGTCTGCACGGCATGGTCTCGCAACAACGAAAGATCTGTCGGCGTACAGTTCAACAAGAAAAGCGAGTCATAGATGCCCGTGATGCTTACCCCAAGAAGACGCTCTTCTTCGCAGTTCTTTTTCCAGATGCTCCGTAGGTATCTAAAGTCGGTTAGACAGGATTGCAGGGTCCCCATAACAGTGGCGACCTCTATCTTTTTCTTTAAGGTGTCAAAAGTGTCTGACTTTGTGGCAACAACTTCTGAAAGATTGCAGAATTCTGCACTTCGAAGTACGATTTCGCTGCATGGATTTGTGCCGAACTCGTAGCCCCCCTCCCGTCTTTCGGGCAGCATTTCCCTACAGGCTTCACGATTGAAAAGTCCTCGCTCCCCGGAGCGACTCTCATAGATGGACAGCCACTCTCGGAGGTAAGCCCCCATATCCGGCTCTTCAGTATAACAGATTGAGTTGTTGGCGAGGGACCTTTGGGGGTTCTCGGTCCACCACTGACCGCTTTTAGCGGCTCTCATACGCTCGTCTGAATGATTAGACAGGCTTATCAGAGCTGTTCTTCGCACACCGCCTACAAGGACAGCTTCACCCTCGTAACAAATTAGGTCATGGACCTCGAGAGAGTTTAACTTTCTGCCAGAAGCGTTTTCAAAGATCCTGATGAAGTGCTTGAACATACGCTCAAGAGGCTCGGGGCCCGAGGCCCTTCCCCCGAAAACCCTCAAGGGAGCCCCTGCTTCACGCACATTAGAGGCGTCTATCTTGGGCACCTGCCCAGCGTAGAGAAGGCCCACAAGCTCCTTTAAGGCTTTCGCCCAACCGAGTTTCGAGTCACCCACTACTATGGTGGTATCAGTGGGATGAAACGCCTCGGCTACTTCTGGTAATTTAGCTATGTGTTGCCGCTCCACTGAAAAGCCGAGACCAGTTCCACAGAGCATGATGTACAGGGCTTCATCAAAGACACGCACATGGTCTACAGCGACATAAGCACAGTTGTAACCAGCGACATGATCCCTTTCCAGGGCTTTGCCGCTAGTCATAACTGCTCTCATTGACGGGAGCACAGTCTTATTGATCATGTGCTCCCGGATGAACCCTAGATTTACCTCACTATATTCAGAAAAGAACTTTATATACCTTTCCACTGTCTCAGGCCAAGTCTCTCTCCTTTTGTTTTCAGGCACATAGCGAGCATACCTGGATATAGCTATGTAATCTTGATATAGGCCCATCAGCCTGTATCAGACCCGCCGTAGCTCAGCGGATCGTCACCATTCTTGATGAGCTCCTCATGGTACGAACCGTCATCGTCTTGCCAGGCTCTGTACCGCTGCTTAACCAGCTTGCTACGCTCTATAATGGTTGGCTTCTCTTTGGTCCCAACCTCCCAAGTCCGTGGGGACATCCCGTACCCCCCCTTGAAGGGCTGTAGCACCTCCTCCAGTAAAGAAATAGGATTGTCAATTCTTCGCATGATCATCTTCTCCTTCTCCAACAAGGATAGTCGGAGGGTTCTCTGTGTAAACAGCTACAACTGCTAGGACCCTTAAAAGGTCTTGCAGGTCCATAAACGCATACATCTTGGTGCTGTATTTTTCCCCAAGCACCACAACAGGAAACAGGCTCTCTTCTTTAGAGCCCTCAATAGCTTGATCAAGAGCGTCCTTCAGGAATTTCGAAATCTTCCGCCGGTACTTGCACTCAATCCCAAGGACAGGATGCAGAACGTCCAAGTGAGAGCGTCTGTCTGCAACAGGGATGCGCTCTCCTCCCGTGCGCTCGGCTACCCGCCGTTCGAACGCCTTCCAGGTTCTATCCATCTAATTCCTCATCGTCCATCTCAAGCATCTTTGGTCTATGGGTGGGAGTATACAACTGTAGACTTGGAGGGTCAAGGAACAGATCAATGTTGCACTCGGCCATGTCCCAATGGCGAGCTTTCGACACAGACAGGTACGCATCAGGATCGTCGGGGTCGTCAGGGTAGTAACGCTGAAGGAGCAGTACGTTATCAACGATATCAGCGAGTTCCCCTGCGCCCCTTATTGAAAAACGATCTATTTTATCCTTTATAGACATAGACTTACGAGCATGTGCTACCAGTAAGATGTGACAGTCCAGGTCTCGAGCTGTTTCAGCAATCATAGCCGCCACCTGCTTCTGTGCGTTGTAGTCGTCATTGGCTACCCCGGCAATTGTCATCAAACTGTCCACTAGAATGAATCTGGTCCCGTGATGGTCCAAACTATACCGAATGACAGCCATGAGGGTGTTCAGATCAACAGACCCCCTCTTGTCGAAGAAGTAGAGCCTCTCCCGGCTCCACGCAGAGAAGAGCAGGCCAAAGTCTATGTTGGGCTTAACCTCTAAGGAGGCTTGCCTCCAAAGCCTGATTAACTGAGAGCGCGGAGACATCTCGAGCGAGACAGACAGGCATTTCTCCCCTTGGGTCATTGCCTCTAAAAGGAATTGGCCACACAGGAGGCTTTTCCCTGATGAGTTGATCCCCGCGAGGATCGTACACTCGCCATTACGAAGCCTGAACTTCTCATCAAGAATTCCCCACGGGAGCTTAACCCCCTCGATCTCGTCACCTAGTATGTAGTGGTCAAGAACCTCTTTGGTAAATTCATTGGCGGATTTAACAGAACGATCAACTTCTACCTGAAGGTACGGAGCGAGCATTTCAGAAGTTATACTCTCCAAGATTTATCTCCCTGGCCACTTTGCCATCTGTCGTATTTGTCACGGAGGGCTTTAGGCACCCAAAAGTCATTCAGCCAGATGATTGCGCCACCCTTGTGGATTCCCATCAAGCCCCAAGACACAGAAGCATAACCTAAACCACCGGCACGGAGGTTAGCAGATTCCACTTCCACGGTAAAGTCTTCAAGAGGCACCTCACGCCCCAAGCGGTACGTCGAAATCTCAGGACCCGAATACTCAGAAGCATCGACGTATAGATTCCAGGCTTTCTGTAGGGCATGGTCCCGCTCATGCAGAGTAGGACCAATGTTCATAGCCTGGATAGAGGCTATATGATCGAGCATACGATTTAAGATAGTATCTATAGGCACGGCACCCTGAGCACGGAATTTAGCGTGAACCTCACGTTTGAGGTTCTTCAGCCTACGGAGTAGTAGGGGTAGGTCGGCACCAGGCATAAGCCTTCGTCTTCTTCTTTACACAGCTTTGTTTAGCCATAAGAGTCTCTATTGTATCACCCTCAAGTGATCAGCCAGATACCATTTTCCACCCTGTGATTCTGGCCTGTTTATTTCAGTCACACCTGCCAATTCTACCTCGCGCCACACTCGACCCTTGGTGGATAAATGCGGCGCTGAGGGCGCACTGGTTGCATGCCATTGTGGCCTGACAGCGAAACCCTTGGTGGGGTGGCTCTCGGCCTTGAGCCATACGCCTGGCTCAATACGTTGCCGCCTGTTGATGAACAATGGTCCAAGTGAGCCATCTTTTCTGATATTGAATAGCTTGTATGCTCTCATTGTTCCACCTCATATAGTAGGAATGACATTAAGATACGCTATATCCTCTTCTCTCTCCATTACTAGGGGGACCGTTCCTCTCCATTACTAAGATCACCTTTGCCACGGAGCATTATAAACACGAATCACAGAGAGCTGTCAACACCGCCTCTCAAGAGGACAGAAGATTCCCTATAAGCGGCTACAACTCCCATATAGGGTGACTCCGTTCCAATAACGTCTACAACTCCTCTCATAAGGTCAGTTAATTCAGACACGGCAAAAAACCCCTTGTTTTAGGCGCTATATTAGATAACACTTATGTAGAATGGCCTTATTTCCTATAGTATAGGGAGACTGTGTTCCGACAGGCACAATATCAAGGCTGGCATTCCTTGGATCGGTTAGAAAGATGCTACTGTTCAGATGCGCTGTGACGGGGGGCGCACTTAAAACGTGGGTTAAGTGATGTTGATAAGATCCATGGTAATCCATGCCACGACAATCTCTGACAGTACCTAGCAACACAGGATGATGGGCGCATATCACTATGCCCCGTCAGAAGACCACTGCGACTACACAAGGACCAATATTGTACCAATGGACGACAGCATCTGGCCAATAATCGGGCTAATAAGCCTGGTGTTCCTTCTGGCTATCTTTTGACCGACACAAAAGACACACAGAAGCACAGGCGAGCGCACAGGCGCATGCGTAACCTCGTTGCAAAGCACAGCACGGCACGGGGGGGACCTCATCCTTCTAGGAAAAACTATCACGAAAGAAAGAGACGTGAAAAAACAGTAGTATCAGACCCGGATACCTGGTAAACTGCCCTTTTTAAGGGAGAACCCAATGTATCATCTAACGGCTGTAACCAGCAATCGGAAAGTCGGCCGCATACCGGCGAGCACGTCAGGACGTGAAACATGCCCAAAAGACTGCCCTTTCTGCTATGCCAGGACCGGACCGCAGGCCCTACACTGGAAAAAAGTTACTACGGGCGAGCGCGGCGTGACCTGGCGCGAATTCTGTGAGCAGATCAGGCGACTAGCACGGGCCACCTACTGGCGGCACAATGTAAGCGGCGACTTACCGCACAGCCTAGGTGAGATAATATGGGGCGCTATGCGCCGGCTAGTCCTGGCCAACCGAGGAAAGCACGGGTGGACCTACACGCACCATAGCCCGACAGCGCACAACGTGCGCGTGGTTCAACACTGTAACAACAATGGATTCACTGTTAACTGGTCGGCCGATAACGTGATCCAGGCGGACAGGCTAGCGGAGCACGGGCCCGTGGCCGTGATAATGCCCACGGGTACGCCTAAAGTTTCCTACACTCCACACGGGCACAAGGTAGTTATTTGTCCGGCCGAATGGCACGGACAAGGGCGCGTGACCTGCGCACAGTGTAGATTGTGCACAAAAGCACAGAGAAAATACATGATAGGATTTCTCCCCCATGGAACCTATAAAAAACTCGCCCACCAGATCGCCAGTTGACCAGGACATGCCAGCAGCTGGCGCGGATCTAGGCCAGGATCCAGGGCTCGAGGCCGTCGCTGTACGTTAAAATTTAATTGACCAGGACCCAAAAAAAAGACCCGCCTGGCGGCGGGTCAAGTGATCCCTGGGTGGGATCGTGGAGGACCCTGGCATTAACGCCCCAGGGCGCGGCGTGGTTACATTATTTGCAGAATGAGGATGAAGATTACCAGGATGATAACCAGGAAAGGCCCATCATCCATCAAGCGGCCAGGGCTCGAGCGCGTGTTAGCGCTGACCGTTTAATGCCGGCTAGGGGCCCGGCCAGTATGCTGTTTGCCCTCGAGCTCCGTTCGTGGACGTTGGTACGCTTTGCGTGATCGGTCCAGAATAGAACGGCGTTAAGAGCTCCCCATACATTTTGCTTCCGGCAATCCTGCTCCTGACCGGCTCCGTGTTGGTGCCAGTGCTCGAGCTCTACTATCTGAGCTTCGTGGCGTTCAAACTTA